TTAGAAAATATCTTTGATGACTTTAAACACAACGCCGACAATTTCGACATGATCAGGTTCCAACGCGCGGTAGGTAGGGTTGGCCGGTTCAAGCGTAATTCGATTATCAACTTTGTAGAACCTTTTGCAGGTTACCTCTTCCCCGTTGATCCTAGCTATTACTGTCTGCCCGTTTTGGGCGGTTTGCTGTTTTCTTACTAGCACGAGGTCGCCGTTATTGATTTCTAAATCAATCATAGAATCGCCTTTAATCTTCAGGGCAAAGACCAATTCATCTTCACGGACAAACGAACGGGGAACCGGCAAATAATCTTCAATGTCTTCGAAAGGAATGGCGGGGGTTCCGGCGGGGACTCGGCCGACGATTGGAATCATAGCAAGATCAGGAATAGTATGTCCGTTATCAAAATTTGGCAGATCGTTCATCGCAGGGTTTTTGCCCAGAAGGCTATCCAGAGAGACCCCAAAGAAATCGGAAATTTTTTGCAGAAATTTATAATCCGGTTCTCTTAAACCAAGTTCATACAAAGACAAAGCTGAACGCGATACTTCCAGGTGTAAGGCCAACTGGTTCTGCGTAATTTTTTTCGTCCCACGCAAATATTTTAAAGTTTCACCAAAATCCACATCATCACCTCTAAGAAAATATTCTACTCTACAATGAGTAGCAATTCAATAGGACAAAATATAAATAACAACATAAAATTCCAAAAATAGAAGTTGACTGCTACGTAATGTAGCAATATAATTAATATACGTTTTGAATTGGAACGCAAGAACATTTGGTTCCGGAAAAAAAGGGGTGTGAAGTTTTTGCGGAAATCACAGATGACAGACACAGAGGATATGCTGAAAAATTACTATCGAATCATGAATGAATTGTGGGTGAAAAAGGGGATTATTAAAAACCTTAGAAAAAATGCTGATGAGATCAGAAATATTTTGCTGGACGTCAATGAACTGGTATCCTCCAAAGGGATCGTTGCACGATATATGGCTGTTTCAGGCGGCTGTGTGTACGTTTGCGATAGGACTGCGCAAAACTATTATGAATTTACTTCATCCGTAGAAAAATTTGAGAAAAGACTAGCTGCGTTGCTGCATCGCAGTGCCAAACTGAAGATTCAAATCATCTATCTTGAATCAGCCATTGAAGGGATTACTTATGCCTTAAGTTTACTTGACCCTGTGGACCGGACAATATGTGAGAAGTGTTACGGTCTTAAGGAGTACAGCAATCTTCAAGTTGCCAAAGAACTTCGGATGGACGAAAAAACAATTCGGTGCAGAAGGAAAAAAATTAATCAGAAGCTCAATCTTTACCTGCAGGATTGTTTGTGTGTGAATCAATAATCAAACAATGCAAAGAGATTTCCGAACTTTTTCCTGGCTTTTGCCGAATTAATCCTTGAAAATAACGTATGCTTGTTACAGTGGAAGTATTCTCCATAAAGAACATACAGGAACAACCGGAGAGGAGAGTGAACATGAACGATACCGCTATGAAAGGTATGGAAGCCGCCTTACAAAGCTATTACCGGAAAATAGATGAACTGCAGGTCAAGAAAAGAGCTTTGGAAGCACTAGAAAAGAATGCCGAAGATATCAGAAGAATATTATTGGATGTAAATCAGCTTATTCCTTCGAAAGGAACTGTTTCGAGCTATCGTTCCGTCCCGGGAGGAGGAAACGGCCTGGTCTGTGATCCAACTGCGCAAGCTTATGTGGAATTTACACGCTCCATAGAAAAATCGCAAAGGGAGCTTGTGATTTTGCTTGAAAAAAAGATTAGGCTAAAAATGGAGATCATACATCTGGAATCTTCCATTGAGGGGATTGGTTTTGCGCTGAACTTGCTGGATCCCGTGGAACGAATGATTTGTGAACAGTATTATGGTTTAAAAAGAAAAAGTAATTTGCAAATCGGACTGGCATTGAATATGGACGAAAAGACCATAAGATATCGCCGGAAAAACATTAACCAGAAACTTAGGGATTATTTGAAAGTAAAACACCTTGTCAAATCCGGCTAATCACACAAGAATGAGACAAGCCACATATTAATGTATTAGACCTGAGTCTTTATGAATATTTATCTAATAAAGGACAGGTCTTATTTTCTTTGGTCTATTGGAAAGGTGGGAAAGCGGATGATGCCTTTAAAATCAGCAAGCGTATCTTATCCCTATGGCGTCAGAAACAGTGTATATGGTAAAGGTTATCACGAGGGAATTGATCTGATTTCAGAAAATAGAGCGATATATGCTGCTGTTGCGGGCGCTGTCATTAAGGCAGCCTATGCCGGTGGTCAGGGTGCAGATCCGGCAGGGTGGGGAAATTATGTTATCCTGAGAACCAGGAATGGTAATTACGATCTGATCTATGCCCATCTTGCCTCCGTGAAGGTGACCCGCGGACACACACTCAATGAAGGAACCATTCTCGGTATAATGGGCAGAACCGGAAACACCACCGGCCCTCATCTTCATTTTGAGGTCAGGAGAGCACCGTGGACAAACAATCATGAAATTAATCCGGCTGTGTTTCTGGGGATGGAGAACAAAGAAGGTCCTGTAAAAAGTGTTTCTGCAAATTCAAGTGAGGAGGGAAAAAAGATGGTTCAAAACATCATTTTATGTAATCCGGGCCCGGATGAAAGAGCAGCAGCTTATCTGGCAGATTATCTGAAGGCACCGGTATGTTACCTCGCGAATGTGACAAAAGAGTTCATCGACTGTGCAGAAAAAGTCTATGTGATCGGCAACGATTATCAGGCAGTAGAAAAATCAATCAATATCATCGGCACGGATCGCTACGATACCTGCCAAAGAGTGCTTGATCTATGCAAAGGACAGTAAGGAGGAAGTTATGGATACGATTACGTTGCCCCAGACTTTTTTTACCCTGCAGGATCTTTCATCGCTCGGTGGTACAGTAATCGCCGTCTACGTCATTGTATCTTTCCTGAAAGATTACCTGAAAATATTGGGAAAGAGAATTTCCAAAGACGGGTCAGGGGACTGGATCGTGCGTCCGTCCTCTGTCCTAATTTCCTTCCTGATTATTATTTGGACACTGGTCATTCGGGAAGAAGTTAGTGCTGAAAACATTGGCCTGGCCGTCATTAATGCTTTTCTTGTCGCGTTAATCGCCGGAGCCGCGCATGACTATATTGTGGCTCCAACGAAGGAGAAAGCTGTTTTGCAGGCCATGGATAAAGAGAATTTAAAAAATAATCTCGAAAACCAAGGATCATCTGAGGCAAAAAACATATCTAATTCAAATAACTTATCTGGATAATAAGGTTTTTAACGGATAAAGTTTCCGAATTTTTTCCGGTTATTTGCCGATTTTGAAGCAAAATTTTGGGTATGCTGAGTACAGTGAGAATCACATCAAACATAGTTTGGCAACTTAATTGGAACGTCCTTGTAAGTAAGGGCGTTTTTATTTTAAGTCTCTAAAACGGAGTGCCGGAGACGGCGGGTAGGATGCAATCCAGAAGGCAGGGAGGGGCCGGGGTGCATAAAATATAGATTTGGTGGAAAGGAGGTAAGAACAAAAAATGCAGGCAATCATTGATGCGGTCAGTAGTCTGGTCCAGACCGCTTATCCGAATTATGACATCTATTTGGAAGAGATGCAGGAAGGTTTTAGCAGACCTTCTTTTTCTGTGGTCTTTATTCAGGAAACACAGACAGATAAGAACCAGCGTTTTTATGCCCGCAACATTATTTTATATGTCATTTTTAATGCGGCGTTGAATGCCAATAACAACCCCGACAAAGCGATGCAGTATACAGTCTACGAAAACATTCGGGAGTTATTCAGCAGCGGTTTCTTCAGTGTCGGGGACAGGAAAATCAAGATTCGGCAAATCACCGGAGGACCGAAAGGAAAAGAAATTTATCTTGGATTTAACCTGGATACCACCGAAAGCAGACCGGAATCTTCCGGACAGGCTGAGCTAGCCGGAAGTATGCAAATTCAGTTCGATATGTAAACACGTTTTTGAGAGGTATAAACGTTTTTGATTGTAACTTGTTTTTATTAGATAGTCAGATTAATAAAACTGGAAATAAAAAAGGAGGAAAAAATATGCCATTACCTAAAATCAATATTTTGTTTCAGGAGGCCGCAAATACGGCCATTCAGAGGGGAGAGCGGGGAATTGTGGCGCTAATCCTGAAAGATAGTGTCCACAACGGAGCCAATGTCTACGAAACGAGCAGTGATATTCCCGCAGATCTCAGCACCGCGAACAAGGAACAGCTCCAGCTGGCTTTTACCGGCGGGGTGAATCCGCCGCTGAAGTTGTTGGTTTATATCCTGCCAACTACAGCCGAAAATTACACGGATGCCCAGACCTATTTGGAAGGGTCGCAATGGAACTATCTAGCAGTCCCTGGGATCAGCTCGGTTGATGCCGCTTCAATGGCAACCTGGATCAAAGGCTTAAGAGGCACGCAAAACCTCAGAATCAAAGCTGTTCTGCCGAATACGGTGGCCGACCACGAAGGAATTATCAATTTTGCCACAGATAGTATTGTGATCGGCGGATCCACATACAGCGCGGCAAATTACTGCTCCAGGATTGCTGGAATTTTGGCAGGAAATCCGCTTTCAATCAGTTCGACGTTCCAGGTCTTGTCCGAAGTTGACGATGTTCCGCATTTAACAAACAGTCAGTTTGACACGGCGATCGATGCCGGAAAACTGGTGCTGATGAATGATGGAGAAAAGGTGAAGATTGCGCGCGCTGTCAACAGTCTGACTACAACGACTGCAGATAAAGGTGCAGCCTTTAAGAAGATTAAGCTTGTGGACATCATGGATATGATCTATGCCGATATTAAGAAGACTACCAATGATGCGTATATTGGGAAACTGCCTAATACCTACGACAATAAATGCCTGCTGATTACCGCGATCCGGGCCTACTACGAATCTCTGGAAAACCAGCAGCTTTTGGACCGTGGGAAAAATTCCGTCGATATCGACATTACTGCCCAGAAAACTTATCTGCAGTCTGTCGGGGTAGATACCAGCACGATGACGGATCAGCAAATCAAAGAGGCCAATACCGGAGACAAGATTTTTCTTTCCGGACCGATCAAAATCGTGGATGCGATCGAAGACTTTGAGCTGAAGATCAGTATTTAGCAGATATTTTGCTGACACAAAATAGTGCAAAGAAAACGTATTTATTTATCCATAAGAAAAGGAGAGAAATATTATGGCACTGAGTCCTGATAGAATTATCAACGGAACGCATGGAGAGGTATGGCTTGATGATGAAAAGGTTGCTGAATGCAGCGGTCTTCAGGCCAAGATCAACTTGACGAAAAGTGATGTCCAGATCTGCGGTCGGATGGCCAAAGGATATAAGGTCACCGGATGGGAAGGCAAAGGAAGCCTGAAGCTTCATAAGGTTTCCAGCCGGATGATCAATAAGATCGCGCAGGATATCAAAAACGGCAAGGGGACCATCTGCACGATTGTTTCCAAGCTGGCCGATCCCGATGCCTATGGCTCGGAACGTATTGCCCTGAAGAACGTGATGTTTGACGAAGTGTCCCTGGCTGACTGGGAAGCAGGGAAAAATGGTGAGGAGACGATTCCGTTCACCTTTAGCGATTTTGATTTGCTGGATGTGATTGATCCTACGCTGGTTCAAGGATAGAAAAATTTTGTTAGTTTTTTTCAACAGTGATACATTAGTGATACATTTGTTTTGCTTGGGTAGTCACCATAATGGACGGCCGCTCTCGGTCGTTGTGTCATCCATGACACAAAATCCCGCGCTTCGCATCTATGCTCCGCTTGGCGCTGGCCATCCATTATGGTGACTTAATCTGAAGTTTTATAAGTGTCTATTCATAGGGAAATGAAAGGAAGAAATAAGTCATGAATACATTGGAACTGCTGTTAAAAGCGGATACAGATCAATTTAAGCTTCCAACCCGGAAGGTGGAAATTCCCAGACTGTCTGCTCTATTTGGCGGTCAGGCGGTATTTACCTGTCAGGCGTTATCGCCGTCTAAATATAATGAAATCCAGGAAGCCGCTGCTGACTTTACAAACGGCCAGATTCAGGGGATCGACATGGGAGAAGTCCAGATGGCTACCGTTTTGGCAGGCGTGATAGAACCGAACCTGAAGGATAAAGCATTGATGGCCCATTTTAAAGTCCCCACACCGGCTGAGCTGGTCAAAAAGCTGCTTCTTCCGGGTGAGATTGTAACGATTTTCAATGTTATTTCCGAAATCAGCGGCTTCGGAGACGACGTGATTAAAGAAATAAAAAACTAATCAGCACGGATGGCTGGGCAGAAATGCTGTACTACTATTGGGTGACCAAAGGCATCCGTCCATCCGTGCTCGCCTCGCTGCCGTACGGGGAGAAGATTGTGATTAGAGCGTTTTATGAGAGGGAGATTCGGGTTAATAATCACGAATAAAAGGAGGTGCTAATCTGATCATGAGTTCCAATAATCAAATGGATAAGTATTTTGCGGCTATGTTTGTACCTGTTAATAAGGGATTTCCCCAAATAAGAAGTGATGGATCGTATAGTTCTGGCTTACCATCAATGAATGCAAATATGTATGAAGGAATTCGTAAAGGGCTAAAAAAAAGATTGCTTTATTACACGATGGTTAATACATTTATTGAAGCTTCTCCAAAAAGGAAGAAAAATCGAGATTTACTGCTTAATGCTATGGAATGGTTACCATACGTATCAATTATTCCTACACTCCATAAATTAATCATAACATCTCAAGTAAATCCAAAAAAATTTGATTCAACTTGGAAAGAGGAAATGATTCTAGGCTCTTTAGGATTTATTGGTGGAAAAGGGATTAAACTCGTTTGGGAGAAAGGGTCAAAATTTTTATTGCCTAAAATAAAAAATTTATATACTCAAAAGAAAATTAAAATAGTTGGGGATCATTTATCGGAAAAAGCTGGTGAAGATCTATCGGAAGTGATGTATAAATTTCTTCAAAAAATGTTTAATCCAACGGGGTTAAAAGGGATTGAAGAACCGCAAAAAAACAATATTAGAAAATTTGCGGCCATCGGCATCCCCCGCGTCCCTTATGATAACTATCCTGCCCTCCTGCATGAGGGCGAATCTGTTCTTACAAAAAGGGAAACCAACAATATGCATTCCGGTTTTGGTTCGGTCAGTATTGCCAAACTCTCGGATACGATTATCGTCCGTGAGGACGCCGATATTGACCGGATCGCTAATACCCTGGTCAGTAAAATCAAGATGACAGCCCTAAACATGGCTTAACAGTCAGGAGGTGAAAAGCAATGGAATTTTGGCTCAAAAACTATAATAATACGGAGACAGTGCAGCTTCCAGTTCCACCATCTTCCTTTGATATTACTCAGGGCAATCTGAACACAACAGTTAACATACAGGATACCGGGGAAATCAACCTGATCGGCAAAGAAAAGCTGGCGACGATCACCTTGAACTCTTTCTTTCCAAAGGAAGAGTATTATTTTTGCCAGTATAGCGGATTCCCGCCCCCTTATGACTGTGTCAGCCGCATTGAAAGCTGGCGGAAGTCCGGAAAACCGGTCAGACTGATCATTACCTCCACGGACATCAACATTTCGGCGTCCATTGAGAGATTTCAATACGGCGAAAAAGGAGAAGGTACCGGAGATGTTTATTTCATACTTGAACTGAAGGAATATCGGCAAATCACTGCGCAGACGGAATCAATAACAGCTTCGACAAGTCCATCGCAATCCCAAAACTCCAGATCATCCGACAGAAATGTGCCCCCATCCTACACCGTAAAATTGGGAGATACTTTGTGGGCCATTGCCAAAAGGTTCTATGGCGATGGGGCAAAGTATCCAACCCTGGCATCCAAGAACAACATCAAGAATCCGAGTTTGATTCATGCCGGGCAGGTGCTGAAACTATGAAAATCTATTTGATTGAACTCAGCCAAAGGACCGACATGACCCAATTAACCAAAAAAATTGTCTGGAGTGGAGATGAAAAACAAGCAGCCAGAAAGCTCGAACTCGAAGTGGCCGTCTCAACGGATCAAAAAATTCCAAAAATAAGCTTAAGCCCGGGCAACATGCTCAAACTGTTGGATGATAACGGAGATGAGCTGTTTGCAGGGATTATTTTTTACCAGGAAAGATCCAGGTCAAATCATATGATCCGCGTGACGGCCTATGACAGCTTAATTTACTTACTTAAATCAAAAGCAACCTATAACTTTAAGAAGACTACGGCTGAATCAATTGCAGCCAGGATCGCCAGTGATTTCCTTCTTGCGGTCGGGGAACTCAAGAAAACCGGTATTGTCCAGAACCTGCTTGTCAATGCGCAAAGTCCGTATGAGATTATTACAGTGGCTTACACAGCAGCGGGTAAGCAAACCGGCAAAAAATACAACGTCCGAATGCAGAATGGAAAGTTGTCCGTACTCGAAAAAGGGACAATTACAGCATCCCTAGTTATTGGGTCGAATCTGAATATTACGGATGCCTCTTATTCTGAAAGCATTGAAAATATGATCAACCGGGTCATGATCTATAACGATAATGGAGACAGTCTGGGTAAAGTCGAGAGCCAGGAATGGATGAAGAAATACGGTGTTCTTCAGGAAATTTATCAAAAGGAAACCGGCAGCGATCCAAAAACTGTAGCAAAAAACATGCTGAAAGGATTGGAACGGAACGGAAATATCTCCGTCCTGGGGAACAGTGAATGTCTTACCGGTAAATCAGTAAACATTCTAGAACCGTTTACAGGACTCAAGGGGTTGTTTGAAATCGCGACGGATGCCCATACCTGGCAGGATGGCAGCTATATGATGGACCTCGGGCTGAAATTTACAAATATAGAATAAGCAAAGCAGGGAGGATCACATGGAACCAAAGAACCCCTATTCAGAGCTGGTAATGTTGATGCAGGTTCAGGGATCGAAGTATAATCCACCCTATACCCGTGTCGGCCAGGTGACAAATCCGCCGCCGAATCTCCGGATTAAAATGGGTGACCTTCAGCTTGATCAGGATAGCCTACTGATCTCCGACATTCTCCTTGACCATGATCGGCAGGCTACCCTCAATGCTACTGAAGGTTATGGCGAAACCACCGAGGGTGAGCTTCAGATTGAGAGTTGTTTGCAAAAAGGATCTTTGGTCGCTTTACTTCCTTTGGAAAAAGAGCAAACCTATATCGTCTTAAGCAAGGTGGTGAGTCCAAATGGGTGAGTCAATTTTTCCTTTTATTCTTGAAACAGTTGCAACAGAAAATTCCACAGCGAGCAATCAAACAACCATACCAAGGGAGTACGCCTGGGATTTCGACCGGGACTGCTTCTCGCTGGTCGACGGCAAGCTAAGCACTGTAACCGGCCAAGCGGCATTGAAAATCTGGGCCATGAAAGCCTTACGTGTGCCAAGGTACAGATATTTGGCTTATTCCTGGAAATACGGTCATGAGTTGGAGAACCTTTTTGGCCAGAGTCTAAGCAAAGAGGCGGCCTTAAGTGAAGCTAAACGGTATATCTCAGAGGCCCTGCTTGTTAATCCAAATATCCGGGAAATAAAAAATTTAAATATTAATTTGGAGGATGCAATATTGAAAGTATCATGCAGCCTCATAACAGATGATGGGGAGGTGAATGTTGTTGTTTGAAGCACAAACTTATGAGGAAATACTGCAAAGACTGAAAAACAAAGTACCTTCCGGGATGGATACTTCGGAAGGAAGTTTTATCCATGATACTTTATCACCTGCAGCCCTGGAGATTGCCCAGCTGTACACCAATCTGGATATGATTTTGACTCTGGCTTTTGCCCAGACGACCAGCGGGCAGTATCTTGATTACCGGGCTGACGAGCGCGGATTAACCAGAAAAAATGCGCTGAAAGCTACCGGAATGGTCAAAGTCTCAGGGAATCCGGGTGTGGCAATTGGCAAGGGTACCATCTTTTTGACCGACGGCGGGATTGAATTTGAATCGACTGAAGTGGCGGTCATTCAAGAAAATGGGTTAGCAGATATTTCGATCCAGGCTGTGGATGATGGTATCACGGGCAATGTTCCTGCTGGGGCAGTCAAAACATTGCAGGTTGCTCTTCAGGGGGTCACGGAAATCACGAATGAAAGCGCGATAACCGGAGGGACAGATCGGGAAAGCGATGAAGACCTTCTTTCCAGACTGTTGCGCAAAGTACGGAATCCGGCAACGAGCGGCAATGCAGCACATTACCTGCAATGGGCCGCAGAGGTAAGTGGAGTCGGCGATGCCAAGGTTTTTCCATTATGGGATGGAGCCGGGACAGTAAAAGTCATTATCATAGATTCGGAGAAAACACCAGCTGAACCAGAGATTGTGACAGCCACAGCGGCGTATATCGAGTCAATGAGACCGGTCGGGGCCGAGGTGACGGTCGAATCATCTGCCGGAGTCGATATCAATGTAGCGGCGACTGTCACCCTGGCGGAAAACTATACATTGGAACAAGTGACAGATTCTTTTCGGGCACTATTAACGGAGCACCTGAAAGACATTGCTTTCAAACAGGATTACGTCAGTTTTGCCAGGATCGGCAGCACACTGCTTGAGACACCCGGGATACTGGATCATACCGGACTCACGGTTAACGGGGGAACAGCGAATATTGCAATCAGCACAACCTTTAATAATTGCCAGGTTGCTATAGCCGGGACGGTGACGCTGTCATGAGTGACCGGATAGCCATCGTCAAATCCTATCTTCCTAACTGGCTAACGGAGAAGGAACCGATTAAATCGGTATTGGAATCCCTTGGACAGGATACCGGCCTGGCGGAAGACGCTATCAAGGATGTCCTTTCCCAATGTTTTGTTGATACGGCGACCTGGGGCATCAAGAACTGGGAAGAGTATCTTGGAATTCCTATAAATGAAAGCAAACCGTTAAGCTACAGGCAAAGTGTTGTCAAATCCAAACTTAGGGGCGCCGGTACGACCACCGCTGCGTTGATCGAAGCAACGGCCGAAAGCTACCAAAATGGGAATGTCGATGTCCTAGAACTCCCGGGGCAGAACAAAGTGCAGATCAAGTTTACTGGTATTTACGGTATTCCCCCAAATATGTCCGATTTTCAGCCAGCGATTAATCGGGTCATTCCAGCGCACCTCATGGCCGAGTATCTGTATACGTATCTGACTTGGTCAGCGTTGAATGGGGCAGGGATAACTTGGGCCGGGCTGGATGCAGCCCAATTCACCTGGGCGGAATTTGAAACCTGGAATCCGGAGCAGGAACCGATCTGAAATGAACAATAAAGGATAAAGGAGCGAAGAAGAATGCCGGAATATACGACTCAATTTAACTTACCGAAAGCATTGGCTAATGAAAATGTTAGCTTGTCCGCACATAATAGTTTGGTGGAGGCAATTGATACCAATATTGGAAATTCATTAGCGGCGCATAAGTTAGATAAAGCGACATCAAGTCATTTGGCACACGTCAAACCTGACGGAACAACGATCACGGCTGATTTAAACGGAGTAATCAGTGCACATTTTCCGCAGCCAATAGGTTCAATAATTTATCAATATAAAAATCAAGGAGGTAGTTTATAATGCCAGCAAATACAAATCCAATTTTTCCTTTAACCCCTCAAGTTGTTCCTAAAACTCTGGTGACTGCGGACACAAGTTTAACTACACCGAATACACAAGGTCAGGGACTTCTTACCGGAGGGACAAACGGAACTAGGGTTGATGCAATTAAGGCTCGTGCTTTAGGCACCAACGTTGCTTCCGTTTTGAGGATATTCTTCAATGATGGCCTGGGTACAGCGGCATCAAATTTTTCATTGGTAGCAGAAATCAAATTACCAGCTTCCACGGCTGCTATAGCAGATGTCACTGGCACCGATATTTTATTATTGCCTATAAACTACGATAATGCGGGAGGTGTTAATGGTAATGCTGTATTACCTCCATATCTTAAATCGGGTCAAAAACTTTATGTATCAATTGGAACAACGGTTGCCACAGGTTGGGCAATAACTGGTTTCGGTGGTGATTACTAATGACTCAGTGCCTTAAAGATGGTTTTTTTAGGCCAATACCAGATAGAAAAGGATATAGAAAAGGCGACATAATTCCACTAGGTAAATTTGAAATGTCCTTTTCTAACTTTGTAACAACCACTATTACTATACAAAGCAGTAATGTGATATCCTTTGCCTCCTATAATCCTGTCTCTAAATATTTACTGATCGTCTATTATTATAATAGCTACAGTTGGTATCAGTTATATAAAGTCAACGATGATGATACACTCACTAGCGTGCTATTGGATAAACAATTATACAATACCGCTAGCACAAGCGTTCAACAAATAGCGGTATCTAACGCAGGTGAAGTGCTCATTAACTCTAACGCAGATTATTATTTGTATAAGTATAACCTAGCAGGGACGCAAGTCTGGGGAAAGAGCTTTGGAAGAATCAGAGACACCAATAATGTCTGTTTTACTAAAGATGGCCTATATGCCTACATCCCGGACGTATGTTATAGAGTATACAAGGTAGCTTTGTCAGACGGGACTACTAGTGGTGGAGGGATAATAACTGTCAGTGATACCTATGTTAATGGTCATGCTATAGATGAAGACGGCGGGTATGGCTATATAGTTGATGGTAGTGGGGTATATCTTATCAAATATGATTTAGCAAATACCAGCACAAGAATTGGTTATATTTCGGTTCCGTGTTCTTCGAGTAGATTATTTATAAACAACGGCTATTTATATGGAGCTGGTTCTACTGGTATCTGGTGTGTTAGACTTTCTGATTTCACTCTGTATTCTTCAAACAACATAGATACTGGCATCAGTTATATGACCATAGATAAAGAAAAAGACATAATTCTTACCGTAAATTCTACAACCAAACAAATTGGCGTTTACAATGCAAAAACTTTGACCAGGGTTGCCAGTTTTTATAATTCTACTGCTTGTGGCGACTTATTGGGAATTTCTCCCAAGAAATGTTCATTAGAAAATCCCATCAGCTCTCGCATTCTAAACTCTGTTAAATATCAAGTATTGCTAACATAATCATTATTTTAAAAGAAAGATGTGATAAAGTATGGTATTCATTAGGTACAATCTAGTCTCTGAAGATAAAGGTACTGTTACTTATCTTCATAATTTTCCAGAGGATTTGAGCCAAGACATGTTAAACACCGGAGTATTAGTGAATTCTATTCCGGAGTCTCAAATTGTCGAAGGTAAAATAGCGGTACTTTGTTACAGCCCATTGTCTCAATCTATTTTTTATGATTATCAAGATAAGCTGCTAACTACAGAAGAGGAAGTCAATCAACTTAAACAACAAAACGCGCAGATGTTGTTAGCTCTTGTTGAAGGAGGATTGATGTAAATGGATTGGTTTAAAGTTATATTCGGTTATTACAATTCTGGGTATTATAAAACTGACCAGGTTAAAGTATTTGTGTTAAAAGGAAAGATAACCGCAGATCAATATCAGCAGATTACTGGATTAATATATAATGTTTAATGTCGCATGAGACTCATATGGCGACGAAGTCAGGATAATCATCTATTATTTTAGAGAAATTAACAGTGTCCCAAGAAGGGGACAAAATAATGTTTATTCTGACAATTGTTTTATAAGGAGGTCAACTATAATGCCGTTCTTCACCCCGAAACTTTTTCTAAAAAAACCTACCGAAACCGAACAGGTGGAGCCGAGAGACTATAACGACAATTTGGACAAAATCGACAATGCGCTTACGGAACATTTTGCAGACCGGATGGCGCATTTTGAATGTTTAAGCCTGTATAAGCTCAACAAAGACGCGTTTGGCGTCTTTGTTGAGCTACAGTGGAAACGGGAGAATGGGACGCTTGCCAAGCGGTCGATCTTCAGCGGGGGAACTCCGCCGTATTATTCCGTCCGGACGGATACCTATTATCACGAAGACGGCGTAACCGCCAAGGCAATCAAGACCTATCTCCTGACCTATGACCAGGACAATGCTTTGATCAGCGAGGTGTTGCAATAAGGAAACGAAAGGAGGAAAGGTCATGGCTGTCAACGGGGTCGAAAAGTTAAAGAAAGGACTGGAAGAAAGATTGAAGGATCATGAAGAGACACTCCAGAAGCATGATGAGCGGCTGACTATTTTGGAATCTTCCTCGGTGCTGGAATCCAAGCGGCTGGATAGTCTGTGTGAGCAGCTGATGGAGTTTAGCTTTGATATCAAGGAGATGCTCAGCAGCCACGACGAAAGGATGAAAGAGCAGGAGATGGAGTGCGTCAAAAAAGAAAAAGATATTGAAAGCCTGGCAGCTTCGGTTAAAGGAATCCTGTCAATTCTCAGATGGACTGCTACGACAGTATTCCTCCTGCTTGCAGGCTTTTTTATCTGGTACATTCAAATACTGCCTGTTTAG